CGAGCAACCGTCGCAGCGCGGCCAAGGCCAGCACGAGCGACCGGCGAACGAACCGAGCTGCCAGAGGCGCGACCACCAGTGCGCGTGGTTGCCTGAGTCTGCCCGCTGCGTGCAGCCTGCTGGGCGGCTCGCGAGTTCCCCCGCGTGCCGGTGCCCGACCCCGACCCCGACCCCGAGCGCGATCCGGTGCCAGAACCAGTCCCGCTCCCGCTGCCACGGCCAACCTTCTTCGCAGCCGCCCGCGTGTTCTGGTTCGGCGTCGTGGACTTGGTAGAGCCACGAGTCCCCGAGCCAGAGCCCGTCCCGGTGCCCGTGCCGCTTCTGCGCACGGCAGTCTTGCGGTCCTTGGGGCCCCTTATTCTTGCCATTGGTCAGCTCCTCTTTGCAGCCGCGATGCGGCGTTCGATTAGCGCCACCAGATGGCGCATCCCCTCCATGTGACGAAGGTGGGCGTCAGTGACGTCCGGGCCCAACACATGGTTCGTGGTGATGGAGCGAAGATATGCCATCACCTCTCGACCCTGCTCGGAATCGAGAACCATCCGCATCTTCTCGTTGATGCGATCCTCGACCTCGGGGGTTCGCGTGAAGCCATCGAAAGTCTTGGCGAGGGCTTCCTTGCGCTCAGCGATCAGCTCCTGGAGCTTCTTCTGAAAGGCCGTTACGTTTGAACTCATCCCATTCCACCTTGCATCGGACCTGCGGGGGCGCCGCCAGTCGGAACGCCGCCAGCCTGAGCCGCCGCCATTGCCGAGCCAGCCTTGATCATGTCCTCGATGGTCTGGAACCAAGTCAGGTTCACGCCCATCTTGTCGCGCAGATCAGGCAGAACCTTGCCGAGGTTATACTGAGCCATCGCCATCTGCGGGCCCACCATCGACGTAGAGATCTGGTGATACTGCATGAAGGTCTGCACGTCGCGCTGCCCCTGCGCCATAGCCAGCGGCGAGATCGCGTTGATCTTCACCTGCTTGCCCTTGATGCGAGGAAGCTCGATCAGTCCCTGCTGCTCAGCGATCCAGAGAACGCGGCGCATGTAGGGCTGGATCAACTCGTAGTGCAGTCGACCGAACGCAGCCGACATGCGGTTGGCAAGGTCAGCCATGCGCTCGGAGATTTCGAGAGCGGTCGCCGGGGTCCTGTTCGGGTCCGACATCATATCGTTGAACATCGCCCGCTTGATCTTGGTCGCCTCGGTGACCTGAAGGATTTCAGCAACGCGGAACTCTCCACCGCCAGTCTCGATCCTCTCAAGCCCGCGCGTGCCGGCGGCCCGAGGAATCAGCGCGCCCGGCTCGATAGTCACCGTGTCAGGATTGATCTGCGCGTCCTCATCGATGTGATACATGCCGACCATGCTCATGGCGGCATTCTGCAACATATACTCAAGCGTTTGGTTGAGAGTGCGGATGGATGGAAGCGCCGTCATCAGTGGGCCACGGCCCCACGTCTCGCCCGACGCCTTCATGAACCGGGTGCCGATGTAGGGGCTAGACCCCCAGCCGACATGACGCTGCTTGCGAATGATCTCGCAGCCAGCGCCCGGCGACTCGATCATCGTCGCAATGAAGTTGGCCTCCTCACCGATCGGCACGCTCGTATCGCGCCAGAACGCATCGGTGATCTTGACCTCCTTGTCGGGCTGCTCCTCGATCTGCCGCGCTAGCTCGTTCGAGAACTCGCCAGTGGGATACGCGGCATAGAGGTTTCCGAGCTTGACCTTCGCTCGCTCGCGGAAGCAGCCGGTCAATTCTCCCCACGCATCATGCTCGAGATAGACCTCGGTCATGGGGATCGATGTGTGATGGAAGAGGGAGCGATGGCCGGGCTCGACCAGCATGTTGCCGGTGGAAATGCCCATGTCGAGATAGAGCTCGAAGATCTCGGGAGAGAAGTTGGACTTCCAGATCTCCTCGAAGATGAAGTCGTTGATGGCCTCGAGGTCGGTGTTGATCGCGATCCGATCTCGCTCGGGGACCGAGCCATCGCACTCCAGGCTGGCCCAGCGCACGAAGTTGGGCGTAACGCCGGCCTGCACGCGGCTCGCGTATTCCTGCAACGCGACCGCGCCAGTGTCGTCAAAGATCTCCTCAGCGAGATCCTCGCCCGGCGTGTCCTGCCTGAATCTCTTCGCGGCTGGCTTCGCGAGTCGGATGCAGTCGTCCAGCAGTGGCTCAAACATGGCACGCTCAGCGGCGGCTATGTCCATGCGGCTCTTGAGCCGCTTCTGGTCAAACTGATCCATTACTGCCCCGTGGGCTGGAAGAAGCTGCGGCCACCAGAGCCGGGATTGAAGGAGATCATCGACTGAGTTCTGCTGGCGCGCTTGCGCGAGCTTTCAGTCTCGGTGCGCTTGATCTTCTCAGCCTCGCGCTTCTCTTGCTCTGCGCGCTTGCGTTCCTCGGCAGCAGCCTGAGCCGCTGAGTTGTCCACCTTCGGCGCCCCCATGCACATCAATAGATCCCCTCTGCACTAAGCCTGTGCGGAGAATGCAGGCGATCATTCCAAATTGCAAGAAAGACGCCCGCCAGAGGGGGTATCTGGCGGGCGAGAGGTGGGCCACGTTTCGGGAGGAAACGTCCGTGCCGAGGATGCTAGCGTCGAAGCGCCGAGAAGGAAATCTTTTTGTTGGCGTTAAGTCGCGACTTATTCCCGAAGACGCTCCACTTCGTGGCCTTTACCGTGGGCTGGTGAACGCGCTGGCCGTCCTTGACATAGGACCGCAGGTCGCCCGCCCCGTCGAACATATACTGCTCGGCGTCGGAGACGTGGCTGAACTGGTTCTTGTTCGGGGTGTTCGACCCCTCCTTGTAGTGATAGCCACCCTCCTTCGCAGCAATGAGCGAAGTGCATTCAGGGCTGACGAGGTAGCACGGGTTCCCGTCCTCCATCGAGTTGATCGCCTTGGACACCGCATCAATTCGAACCGCTGGGTCGTTGGTCGATGCCGGTCGCGCATTGATGCCCTCGTTCCTGAGAATGTCGAAAGGTGTCCGCTCATCGGTCTGCGCACGCTGGTCGCCAGCAGGATCGCCGCGGAAGATGAACTCGGCAGCGTCCGGATAGCACCGGCCAATGAGATGCTTGATCTCCGCAGCGAAGTCCCGCGCCGCCATGTCGGTCGTGACCAGCTCGTGCTGAATGAGCCAGCGGTTGCGGAGCTTCTGCCCAAACACGGCAGCAGGCGTCAGGCCGAAGTCGATCCCGACATAGATCGGGTGACCGGGCAGGAACTGAAGCGGCTCCCGCGCAACATGGACCTTCCGGTTGAATCCGCTGTAGACGCGCCGGCCATCGAAGATGTTGCCGTAGCGGTTGAGGATGTAGACGTTGATCCACTCCGGGCTCTTACCCGCAAGCTGGCGCTCGTAGTATTCGTCCTTGATCCCGCCGCCCCCAGGCTTCCATTGGTTCTCCCGTTCAGGGTTCATGACATAGCCACTGATGTCCCCGCCGCTGTCGTAGACCGGCAGCATGGCGGCAGGCTGTGTGAACCACTCCCAGCCCTTCGGCTTTACCATCGTGCGGATCTCTTCCGCGCTCATGGTTCGCGGCGGCGGAACATCGCCAGCCATGATCGGCCACCAATGGTCCTCGCTCGGCGGGTTGGTGTCCATCCAGACGCACGGGCGAGTCGGGCCGGGGTTGCCCCCCTTGGCCGACGGGTATCGCCCGACGCGCTGGTCAACGCCGTCGATGATCGACTTGCTGATCTCCCGCGCCTCGTTGATCCACGCGAAGGTCAGCTCCAGCGACAGCAGGCGCCGCATGTCTTCGGGCCGGTCGAGGGCGAGGAAGATGATCTCGAGATCCACGTCACCGATCCTGATGTGGTGAGAGATCGGAGGGTCCCACTTGATAGGCCCGAAGATGTTCTCTGGAAACCACTCCAGCCACGTCTTGATCGTCGTGGTCTTCAGCTGCGGCGTCGTGTTCCTGATCACGGCGCAGCGCGAATACCTGATGCCGTCCTTGTTCGGCTTCTGCCGCATCGCCTGCACGAAGATCTCGATGGCGCACGCCACCGACTTCCCAGAGCCGACATGCCCCATCAGCAGCCGCACGTTCGCGGCCGAGGCATGAAACCTCTGAAGCGTAGGGCCAGCCGCAGTGTAGCTGAACTCAAAGGCCATCAGTGCTCGGCCTCTTCCAACCGCCACCCCTGCCGCAGCAGGTTCTTCCAGAGCGTCCGCACCATCTCAGCCTCCATCAGCTCCACCTTCCGCTGATCGGCAGTTGTCGAGACTGCTTCACGCGCAGCCGAAAGGGCTGAGAAGTGGGCGGTGAGCCTGCGACCACGGGGGTCGATCGCCCTCCAGATCACTGGCCGCGACCCCGCCCCTGCTTCTTCTGCTCGCGAAGCTGAGTCTCGAGAGACCGCAACGTCTCCTCCTCGCGCTTCTTGCGCTCGGCGTCCTGGCGCTTCTTCATCTCGAGAGCCTCGCCAAGACTTGGCCGCCGACCGAACGGGTCCTTGTGCCGAATAGCCATCACTTCCACCTCACCCTTCTCACGCGGACTCTCCGCATGAACAGATTCAAACCCCACTGCGCGTCCAGAACCTGACGAGTCTCCCCGTCAAACCCATCTCGAAAGTCCCACCAGCTCAGCCACCGGCCCTCCTCGCCTTCTGCCTTGCTGCCGACACAGCCTTGCGATCCTCCGAGGATAGCTGCCCGTAGATCTTCCGCGGTCCCCACAGCCATCCCTCCCACGCGCTCGTCCCCGCTACCTTTCGAAAGAACCGGCCCATCCCATCGTAAAACCATTTCCCATCCCCACTCTCAACAATCTTCGGCTCAACCCACCCGTCATGCACCCGCTGATCCTCGCGACGAACACGCTTCGGCTTCGCATCTTGCACAACAACCTCGGGCTTCGCATTGAAAATCCCGCGCGTCCCACGCTCAGGCGCTCGACCGCCAACCCTCCGAGAAGGTGCTGGGGAGGAAGACGAGCCAGACCCCGGCTTGAAGAAGCTCATGCCTCGCACCCCGTAGTGTCGATCACCGCCACCTCATACATCTGCGTGAACGGGTGGAAGACCACGCGGATCTCGAAAGGGAAGTCCCGGCCAGTGCGATCCTTGCGAGCCTGCAACCATGCGCCAGCCTTGGCATAGGCAAGGCCTTCCTCCGGGTCAGAGAGAACCCGCCCAACAACCTCACCCCTCAAGACACACCTCGCGGCGCGAAAGACGCGACCAGAACCAAGCAGTTCTTTGCGATGTCCGTGTAGCTGGAGATCTCCACATCCCCACGCTCGCACCCGTGCTCCGTAGCAAACTCTCCGCGAAGCTCATCGCCGATCCGCATCATGTCGATCCAGCCGCGATCGTGCCCCGTGACATGGCGGGGAACCTCGCGCGAAATTGTCGGCTCGTCAAACTGTGGGTGCTGCATGTCTGCTCCTCGGGTTTTCGGTGAATATCCAGAAGATGAAGGGGTGACCAGTCTGCATCACTGTGGTTTTTCCCCCACCCCCCTAGTCTTGG